CCCACCAAAGGCGCTGGGGCTGTGGAGCAGCCCGTGCTGATCCATGTGTACGGCCCCGGTTCGGAGCCCTACCGCAAGGCCCAGTTGGGCGCCCAACGCCGCGTCATGGCGCTGGTCAAGAAGAACCGCCGCGCGCTGGAAGAGCGCACGCCCGAGGAGCGTACTGCCGATACCGCAGCGCTGCTGGCGGACATCACGCATTCCGTCGAAGGCCTGGATCTGGAGGGCCGCCCCGTGCGCGAGGGCATGCAGGCCCTGTACGCGGACCCTGCTGCCGGCTGGGTGGCTGACCAGGTCAACGCCTTTGCGGCGGACTGGGCAAATTTTTCCAAGAGTGCGCCGAAGGACTGAGCCTCTACGTGCGCACATGGGCGTGGCTCAACGCCCCGCTCAAGCCCAAGAACGGAAAAAAGACCCAGCCGCAAGATGATGAACCCAGGATCACACGCATCGAGGAATTCAAGGCAGAAGGCCGTGAGCCTGACGTGCCTGACCCTGGTCCGGCCGGCTATCTCCTCGAAGTGTTCTTCGACCTGGGGCCATCGCTGCAGTCGCCCATGGGAGAAACGCCCATCGGCTACGAGCAGCTGGTGGCGTGGCAGTCCATTCACGGCGTGCAGCTCACGCCCTGGGAGGGCAAAACGCTCTGCGACCTGTCCATCGCATGGATGGTTGCCAAGGACGCAGCCAAGGACCCCGCTGCCCCTCGGCCGGGCAGCGTCGATGAATCGCCTGAGCAAGCCGAGGAGCGGCGCAAGCGTGTCTCCAGCGGCCTGGGCGACATGCTGCGCTCGTTCCGGCGCGCGCCGAAGTGACCTGCAGGGGGCTGCATGATCGGCTCCGGCAACATCAACTACCTGCGGTTCCTGATCACGGGCGACAGCTCGCAGCTGCAGGCCGAGGTCGAGAAGTCCAAGCGCACCGTCACGGGCATGGTCGATGGCATGGCCGGCTCGCTCGGGCGCCTGGGCACGCTGCTCGGTGGCGTTTTTGCCGGCGTGTCCGTCACGGCGTTCGTCGGCAAGCTGGTATCGGTGCAGCGCGAATTCGACGTGCTCAACAGCTCGCTGGTCACGGTCACGGGCAGTGCCCAGGCGGCTGGCCGGGAGATGGCCTGGATCAAGACCTTTGCCAAGGACACGCCCTATGGGCTGGCCCAGGCCACCGAGGCTTTCGTGAAGATGAAGGCCTTGGGCCTTGATCCCACCCAGGCCAAGCTCACCAGCTTCGGCAATACGGCCGCTGGCATGGGCAAGAGCCTCATGCAGATGATCGAGGCCGTGGCGGATGCGGCCACGGGCGAATTCGAGCGCCTGAAGGAATTCGGCATCAAGGCGTCCAAGCAGGGCGACATGGTGGCGTTCACCTTCCAGGGCGTCACGACCCGGGTGAAGAACTCGGCCAAGGACATCACCGACTACCTGGAGAACATCGGCAACACCGCCTTCGGCGGCGCCATGGAGCAGCGTGCCAAGACCCTGGACGGCGCCATTGCTGCCCTGGGTGACTCCTGGGACGAACTATTCCGCACCATCAACGAGAGCACGGGTTTTTCGGAGAAGGCTGCCGGGGGCGTGCGCCTGGTCACGGACGCCATCGATGGGCTCGGCAAGATGGTCGAGAACCACCAGGGCGTGGTGATGACCTTCCTGGGTGCTGCTGGCGGCGCGGCCGCAGCGGCGGGCCTGGTGGCCGTGGGCGGGGCCATCGGCGTGGTCAAGGGGGCCATCGTCACGCTGGCCGCCGTGCTGGCCGCGAATCCCGTGACGCTTGCGCTGCTGGGTGTTGGCGTGGTGGCTGGTGCCGGCGTGGCGGCGGTCAACATGTACGCCAAGACGGCTGCGGGCATCGAGGACGCGATTGCCACCTTGCGCGTCGAGAACGAGCGTTCCGAGGCTGCCATGGCGCGCGCCGTGGCGGGTGGCCGCACGGCTGGCGCGGACAACATCGCCAAGACCATCGAGGCACGCAAGGACCAGATTGCCAAGCTGCGGGCCGAGCTGGACATGCTCAACGCCAGCAGCAAGGGCGCGGGCGGCGGGCGTGGCTCCGTCAATCCTCCCACCGCTGCAGAGGCTGCTGCGAAGAAGGCCCAGGAAGATGCGGACGCCGAGCAGGCTCTGCTGGAGATCCGCCAGAAGCTCTACGGCGTCAACAAGGACTACCTGCCGCAGCTGCAAAAGCTTAACGAGCTGCGCCAGGCCGGCCGCATCACAGAGGCTGCCTATGTCGAGCTGGTCAGCAAGCTGGCCAAGGAAAATTACAAGGAAGACGAGTCGGCCAAGGCCCGTGCCAGCTCGGCCAAGCAGCTGCACACGGCCTATGGCAACCTGGTCGATTCCATCGAGGAAAAGATTGCAGCCCAGCGCCTGGAGATCTCCGGCGGGGAGAAGCTGGGCGAGGCCGACAAGCTGCGCATCAAGTATTCGCAGGACCTGCTGGGCTCGCTCAAGGGGCTCAATGCTGGAGAGCGCGCCAACATCGAAGCCAAGCTCAAGACCCTCAAGACGCTGGAGAAGGAAAACGAGGCCCGGCAGAAGGCCCTGAAGCTGGCCGAGGAGGAACGCAAGTACCGCCAGGAGTGGATGACCACACAGGGCAAGACAGTCGAGGAGCTGACGGCCAGCAACCAGGCGCTGCGCGACGAGATCGAGCTGATCGGCCTGAGCGCCGAGCAGCAGCGCGTGGTCATCGAGCAGCGGCAGATGGCCATCATCCTGAGCAAGGAGCAGCAGCTGGCCGAGATGGAGCGCTCGGCTGCGCTCACCGGCACCATGACCATGGAGCACGCGCTGCTCCAGCAGGAAATCGAGCTGCTGCGCGAGCGCCTGGGTCTGACCTCGGTGAAGGCTTCGCGCGAAGCCTCAGCCGACGCGGCAAAGGCCAGCACCTCGGAGTGGCAGAAGGGTGTGGACCAGATCGGGCAGAGCCTGGCTGACCAGTTGATGCAGGGCGGTCAATCATTCGGTCAATACCTGAAGAATCTGGCGCGCACGCTGGTGTTCAAGCCGTTGATCCAGGCCACGGTCCAGATCGCTGGCGGTGCCCTGGGCAGTTTGTTTGGCGCACCCGCTGCTGCTGGCCAGAGTGGTGGTGCAGGCATGGGCATGCTCAACAACCTCGGCGCGCTGGGTGCAGGTGCCCAGGCAATGTGGGGCTTCCTGCCGGGCGCCTCGGCTGCCAGCCTTGCTGGTGCCAATGCCGTTGGCATGGTTGGCGGTGATGCCCTCGGTGCCTTGATCGCAGGCAATGGCAGCTGGGCCGGTGTCGGCAGCAGCTTCGGCTCGCTGATGTCTGGCATCGGCGCTGCGATGCCCTGGATTGCGGGTGCCATCGCCATTTTCTCGCTGCTCAAGGGCGGATTATTTGGTTCGCGCGGTGCCAACCACGTTGGCGCGGCCTACAGCACCACGGGCGCGGGCAATGACAAGGCCGCCGAGATGCTGTTCGATCGTGCGGGCGGTGACTGGTATGACGACCTGACCAAGCGCCATAACGCTGATCTTGAGAAGCAACTTGGCAAGACCGTGGATTCGCTGTCCGATGTCTACAAGCGTCTCGCGCGATATGCCGGTGACAGCGCCAAGCAGATCGATATCGTCGCGGGCTTTGCGTCGAATCCCAAGTACGACGACGAGGATTCCTACGGCTACTTCAAGCTGATCGACAAGGTGACCGGCGAGGTCCTGAGCAGCTACACCAAGCGCGATGGCGCGCTTGGCACGGACCCCACCAAGGCCTATGCCCAGTTCATTGCGGACATGGGCGGTGCCCTGATCGAGCAGTTGAAAAAGGCTGATATCCCCAGCTGGATGCGCAATGTCTTCGATGACATGGGCGAAGACATCACGCTGGAGAGCTTCAACGCTGCTATGCAGACCGTGGAGCTGACGGGCGCGGCCATTGAGGGCTGGACCCGCAACATCACCAATTTCGGCAAGCTGGGTGACGAAGCCATTGCCAAGCTCATCAAGAGCGCGGGCGGCATCCAGGACCTGATCGCGGGCATGGATGCGTTCTACACCAGCTTCTACAGTGAGCGCGAGCGCATCGAGAACGCGGCCAAGGCCGTGGACAAGGCGCTGAAGGATCTCAAGATCGACATCGATCCCCGCATGGGCCAGGACGCCAAGGCCAAGTTTCGCAAGCTCATCGAGGACGCCATGGCGGCCGGCGACGTGGAGCTTCTGGCCAAGCTCATCCCGCTGGCCAAGGAATTCGGCGCCGTGGCCGATGCCGCTGGCCAGGTGCTGGACACGCTCAAGAATGAGCGCCGGCAGTTGGAAGCCGAGTATCTGCGCGCCACGGGTCAAACCGACAAGTACCGCGAGGCCCTGCGCAAGCTGGCCACCGAAGGCATGAGCGAAGCGGAGAAGGCTGCATGGGACTACAACCAGGCCCTGCGCGAGGAGATCGCGCGCCTGGACCAGCGCACGGATCTGGAGCGCAGACTGCTGGAACTGCAGGGCAACACTGCCGAGCTGCGCAAGCGCGAGCTGGCTGCGCTGGACCCCAGCAATCGGGCGCTGCAGGAGCGCATATGGGCCATCGAGGACGAGAAGGCCGCGCAGTCTGCTGCCTATGACATGTTCCGGCGTGCGGTGGACCGCGACCGGGAGGAACTGCAGCAGCGCGTATCCGTGGTCCAGGAGACCATCAACGCCATCGCCTCGTCGGTGGACGTTCTCAAGGGCGCTGCTCAGGAGCTGTATGGCACCGTCGATTCAACGGCCCAGCTCGCGGCAGTCCGCGGGATGGTCTACATCGAGCAGG